CTGGCTAGCGACGGTCAAACACTTGGCTAGCGAAGGTGCAGTTGACGCCGTTTTAGAGATGTGTTTTGTGGAACGTGATGGTCTTTACTATCACGAGGGTTGCGAAAAAATCATCGCAGATTATGAAGCAATGTCTGAGAAAAACCGCCAGAACGCTCGTCGCCGAAAAGTTGAACAACAGTCAGGAGAAGGGGTTGAGGGCAATAAGGATAGTAAAAAAGCCACTGGGAAGCCACTGGGAAGCCAGTCGCTAGCCAGTCGCTCGCAACCAATAACCATAAACCATAAACCAATAACCAATAAAGAAAAAGAAATAAATAAAGAAAAAGATTTTTCTTTGGCGTCCTCGAAGAAAACTGATCAATCGATTTCTAAGCCTGAGGATGTTTCTCAAACAACTTGGGATGAGTGGGTTAAGTACAAAAAGGCAAAGTCCAAGTCCTTAACTCAGCGCATGGTTGATGCCATTGTTCGTGAAGCCTCTAAGGCTCATATGACTTCGGAAGAAGCCATGGTTTACCAAATGGAGCAGGGATGGAATGGCTTCAACGCTGAGTGGGTGGCTAATAAACATCAATCCACCAAATCGCTTAAGAATGCAGACGTCACCGAGATGGACTCGTGGGACGCTATCTATTCCTAGGAGGAAATTATGGGACTACAAAAGGCTAGCTTGAAATTATCGGGGCTCAATATGCCTCAAGAACCAATTAAGGTCGTTATGCCTAAGCTCATCGACAAGGTGCATCACTGCGATATCCACGGCGACGTGCGAGTGTGTGTCGAGGAAGGGCAGGAAACGTCATGCCCGATCTGTGAGCAGGAAAAAATCCAGAAAGAAACAGAACTCAAAAAACTACGCTCAGAAGAACACTTTCGACACAAGCAGTTGGTCTTTTTCTTGGGAGACGAACCGTTCTCTTTGGTTGATAACAATCAGACATTCGAGACCTACAAACTCACGGCAACTAAGAACCCAGACCACCAGAAGCACGCTTTCAATGTCGCCAAGCGTTTTGCCGTTAACTTCTCTAAGCGCAAAAAGGAAGGACGGGATAGAAGCAAGATCGGGCTGATCTTCCATGGCATCTACGGCGCAGGCAAAACACACCTCGCTAGTGCTATCGCCAACGAGGTAGCCAAGCAGGGCTATATCCCTTACTTCTGGACGACACGATGGCTCTTTTGCTTGTTTAAAAACGGCGCAGATTTGTCGCACTTCCGCTTGATGAACTTTCTCACGGAATGCCCGCTATTGATCTTGGATGAGGTCGGACGTGGTGCAGGCAGCGAATTTGAGAGCAACTTACTCATCGAACTCCTCGACGCCCGCGCTCGACTTGGTAACCCAACCGTCCTCATTACCAACCTTACTGGCGAACAGTACAAAGACATGCTCGGTGGCGCAATCACTAGCCGAACACAAAGCCTTTTTTATCGCGTCCAGTTTGACTGGGAAGACTACCGCAAAAAGCAAAGCCTGAAAGACTTGCCAATTGAACAGATTTTTTGATGGAGAGAACAATGACCGAAGAAACGCCAGCGCAGAAGCCTTTTGACAACCCTTGGAAAGCATGTTGCATCGAGGGATGTTGTATCAGCCCTAGCATCATACGTAATGGGCAGGCTTATTGCTCGTTCCATGTCAACCGAACATCTAAGCAGTGTGAACTCATCTCGGCAAAGCTGAAGAACCCTTTAGTGATTCCGCTCATCAAGATCGCGCACATCTATGAACAGTCGCATGATGAACTGGATCAATCCTTCTTATGCAATGAATTTAATGCCTATGCCCAACGATTGAACGACAGTGAGCAACTTAAGCTCCAGTCAAACCCGAACTACATCCCGATGTTCGTGGACGCGACCTTGATGCCTAAGGAAGGCGCCGACTACGTCAAGGCCAACCCACTTAATCGCCTATTCAAGGCTTTTGAAGAATTGGTCGAGTACGAAAACAACCGCCAAAAGGAGGAATCGGTCGTCCAGTCTGTCTCTAAGAAAACCGTCGATGCCATCAGGTTGATTCGTCAGAAATTCCCACCAACCAGCGGTGCTATGGATGACCAGCCACTATGAGTTATCGCGTGTACGACTATGACGAATATGATCCTCGAGAAGACAATGCCTGGGGCGTCTTTTATCGGTTTGAGGACTTTGTGAAGGACTACAAGGACAAGCTTGCCTTCTTAGAAGACAAAACCGACAACGGTTGGCATCTACTCCACCTCAGTGGTGAGATCAATGACGGCGCCTTCTTTAGTTACGAGGATGCCGAAATGGGGATCTATGACGTTACCGAAACGCTGAGGGAGGTGCAGGCAGAAAAGACGGACTTGGGCTTTGTCTTGACGGCTGAAGAAAAACAACTCGCTATTGATTTTTTAACTAGGGTGAAACCCCTTCTTGATGAACTCTACGAAACCGCGATTCAAGAAGCAACTGAAAGAGGGGCTTTTAGCTATGACTGAACTCCAAAACACAAACATCGCCAATCCAGTGGACTTTGACGTTGAAGACCGAAAGGTGTTGCGGGCTATGTCTTACCAACTTTCGACACTTCAGAAGTTGGTCGATGACGTGAAGTCGCAGAACAAGGCTGCTTGGGAATGCGTCCAGTGGCTCAACATCGCAATCATTGTGCTTCTCCTTATTGTGCTGACTCTTGCAATCACATTCTCTAGGAGTATCAATGCTTTTTGAGATGAGCGAACGTGACTATTCCATCATGGCTGAACACAAAAACTCGGACATGTGGATCCAGGGCTACACCGATGCTCGTGAGACGCCAGTGATTACAGACTGGAAGTCGGACGACATCAACAAGCTCAAGGGAGAAGACTTGGAGGAGTACCTTAAAGGATACGAGGCAGGTATGGTCGAGCTTACTCGCCTCGTCATGCTTTGTGGCAAAAGGGCTAATTACGACAAGTGGCAACCTACACGCCGAAAGATTAAAAGGAGAAAACAATGATTAAGTTTGAGATTGAAGGAGAGGTTGTGCCAAAGGGACGCCCACGCTTCACGCGCACTGGTCACACCTATACCCCAATCAAAACTGTGGCCTACGAGCAACGCGTAAAGCATGCCGCCCGAAAAGCGATGGGCGACCTGGATCCGTTCGATGAGCAAATTCAGCTTGAGATCCGAATTGGCATGCCAGTGCCAAAGTCTTGGAGTAAGAAAAAGCAACTCGAAGCCCTGACCAAGCCTCATACCAAGAAGCCTGATCTGGACAACCTCGTGAAGGCAATTCTGGACGGCATGAATGGCGTCGCCTATAGAGACGATTCCCTTATCTACAAGTTTTCGGCGTACAAGGCCTATGCCCTTGAGCCGTCCGTTGAGGTCACGATCTATACGGCTCGTGAGCTTGAAGCATTAATGTTTGGAGGAAATCAGGATGGAAAGTGAAATTAATTCGCCAGAAGTGTGGCTACGCATGCGATACCGTCACTGCTATCGGCTACCAGCCAAAGGGCGGAATTATTAAGAATGCTGAAGCTAAGAGATTAGGAGGCTTTATGACCAAGATTGAAAAGAGAGAAAAGAAACTTAGCAAAGTAAGGGCTAAGACTGCCAGGACTTTGGGGATGATTAGGTGCAGGATACAAGAGTTAAATCGAGTGGCAACAGTATTTACAGATCTGGGACGCACCTCTAGCACACTAGATGGAATGTTTCTAGCCTTTTTCAGATTGGAGGAATGGAGTAAACAATATTCAGTAGGCAGTGTAAGTTACTCTGTCGAGCAACTCAAGGAGGCAGCAACATCTTTTAAGACAACCGCTTTAGTCAGCTTGCTATCTTCTGCTCGCGATGGCTTAAATAAAGTAGGCAACGCCCCATTAGCAACGGCAACCGCTCTGACCATACACCTTTTTAGCAGCGTTAGAGACCTTTGCTTAAAGGCAGTAAGGCTAATCGAAAAGAAAGAAAAACTGGAGAAAATAATGCTTGGAGGAGATCAAGATGCAAAAGGAAGTTAATTCGCCAGAAGTGTGGCTACGCATGCGCAATGAGTTTGGTGAGAACTACCCTCGTGAAGGTAGTCGATGCCTATTCCACCTCTATAGCCGTGCGTCTTTTCGCTATGAGAAGGACGCTGACCGAACACGCCACGCTAAACGCACGACAAATGGACGCTTCATGTTCGACATCCGTGCGTATGGGTATCGCTACGGCTTGAGGGTGTACTTGCCAGAATATAGCTGTTCGGTGTCGGTCAATGACGTTCAGGCTTGGTTGCATGCTGCGGGACCCGACTACTACAACGGTTATGATCGTGATGGGGAAGAGAGCTTTTTGAAGAATTAAGGGGTGACGGATGGATGAATTGGAGCGGTTATTGCAAAACTGGGGGCGATGGGCGCGAGAAGGATCTAACCATAGAAACGTCTCTAGTACGCTCGTTATCATCAACCGATTGAAGCTTTACTCCAAAGGAGAAAACGATGAGGAGCAGGTCGAGAAACCCATCTCCTGCTCTTCACCACCTCCAGATGAAGCAGATGCCATAAGGGTAGACAAAGCCTTTTGCCAACTGCCTTCTATACGCGTTGACGACCGACAAGGACGCGATCTCTTGCGCACTATGTACCTTAAGCCGTGGGTGAGCTTTCCAAGCGCATGCCGACGGGTTCGAGTGTCAACTAAAAAGGGCAGGGAACTCATGGAGAAGGCACGGCAAAGACTGGGGTATATTCTTGATTCAGAATCGCCCCCTACCTATTAACGACAATTTGTAGATATGGTATACTTCAGTTATCAATTGTTGACTCTCATAAGAGCAGACCTTATGACTAACGAGCGCCGGGGGCGCTTTTGGCATGCCTGAAGAAAACAGGATGCTCGTTAAGGTGGAGCCGATGAAAAACGAGATTGGTACTAGTGGTTGTATGTCTGGGTGATCTCCAGAACTCTCCTTTGAGCCCTGCAGGTAGAAATACTTGCGGGGCTTTTTCTATTGGTCTTTACATGCCGTTAATGAAGTTATGCGGATATCCGGGGTGTGGTCAGCTCATCCCTCAGGGTGAGAACTATTGCCCGCTCCACAAGAAGAAGGCAGCAGAAAACAAGAAAGCCTACCAAGCTCAACGCGAAAAGCAAAGAACTTGGTCTACAGGTACTTCAGCTCAACGTGGCTATGGGCACCGATGGCGTCAAGCCCGACAAGCCTTCTTAAGGCAACGTCCCTTCTGCATTGAGTGCGAGAAGAGAGGTATCATTAAACCAGCGACCGACGTAGACCATATCAAACCACACAAAGGCGATATGGCTCTCTTCTGGGATCAAAGCAACTGGCAACCTTTATGCCATGCATGCCATAGTAAAAAGACCGCCAGAGAAGATGGTGGCTTTGGGAACAGCGAACTATGAAACGAGATTGGAATATTATCCGAGACCTATTGAAGGCGACAGAGGAAGACCGTTTACTTGAGTTCCTCGATGACAAAGACGCTGAGGTGGATCGCGCTAGCACTGAAGCGGAGCGTGAGAAACTAGAGAAAATTAGTTTTGACTACTATGGTCATCTTGAGCTCCTTATCGATGATGACGCTATTCGCGGCATCACGGTTGATTGCTCGAACCTTGGGAACTGGAGCTATGGCGCTGGTCGTCCAAGGTTATCCACATCTGGCTTTGACTTGCTCGATGCGCTGCAGTCCAAGACTGTGTGGACGCGAGTGAAGGATTATGCCAAAGAGAACACACTACCGATCACTGGCGCATTGGTTCGTGAGGTTCTATTAAGAGCCATACAGTCACAGATTTAATAAAGCATATTTGTAATACAGAAAATGGGAGGGGCGGGTCAAAAGTCGCGCCGATAGCGCTCTAGACCGCGCCCTAACCCAATTTTTTGTGCGTGCAAAATTCTGAGCGGGTTTTTCCGAAGGGGGAAGCCCGCTTTTTTGTGGAGGTTTTTGATGGGACGACCACGGAAAAGTGACGCTGAGAAAGCAGCTCGTGGGACTTTGCAACCATCACGAACACTCAGCGCTCGACATAAAAACATGTTGTCGAGTGACGCCACGCTCATCGCGACAGAGCCACCAAGTGGGCTGACGAAAGACGCGAGAGACGCGTGGCAAATCGCCGTCGCCTTTACTCCAAAAGGTCTCTTAACTCCTACGGACGCGCCGATTCTGGAGCGATGGTGCAGAAATTACGCGCTCTATCGCAAGTACCAAAAACGGTTGGAGTCCAGCACCACCGATCTGATTCTCGTCACCGAAACATCGACTGGCGCGAAGAAGGAATACATCAACCCCTTATTTACCGTCCTCGATCAGATCGAGAAACGACTAGTCATGCTCGAAAAGGAGCTTGGGTTCACGCCTGCTTCGCGCACGCGTGTGAGGGTGCAAGTTCCTGAGGAAGAAGAAATAGATGAGTTCTCCAACTTCTAAAGACTATTTGGCCATTGCCAATAAGTACATCGACGACGTGCTTAAGGGGGTAATTCCAGCCAAGAAAGAGGTGCGTTTAGCGTGCAATCGACAGAAGAAGGACTTGGTTAAGTACGGCAAAAAGAACTCTGTCTATTACTTCAACGAGGATGAGGCAAATCGCATCTGTCGATTCATCGAGCTACTTCCGCACACCAAAGGTGAGTTGGCGGGGCAACCGATCAAGCTTGAACCGTGGCAAGTGTTCATTCTGACAACGGTTTTTGGGTGGAAGCGCAGGGTAGATGATGGTCGCCGTTTTCGTCGCGTGTACATCGAAGTGCCGCGTGGGAATGGGAAAAGCTGTCTGTCTAGTGGCGTTGCTCTCTATTGTCTGGTAGCAGATAGGGAACCAGGGGCAGAGGTCTATTCCTTTGCTACGACCCGAGATCAGGCAGGCATTGTGTTTGGTGACGCCAAAGTGATGGCGCAGAAGTGCGCTGCTTTACGAAAGAAATTTGGTTTGGAAGTACTGGCACATTCCTTATATGTCAAGGACACCAATAGCACCTTCCAAGCGAAGAGTGCTGAAGGCTCGACATTGGACGGCTTGAATACGCATCTAGCCATCATCGACGAGCTTCACGCCCATAAGACACGAGACGTTTATGACGTGGTGGAAACGTCCCTTGGGAAGCGTCGTTCATCGCTCCTCTGGTGTATCACCACAGCGGGTTTCAATACTTCTGGCATTTGCTACGAAGTACGAACAATGGCGCGAAAGGTGCTTGAGGGTAAGGTCAACGACCCAACTCAGTTTGCTGTGATCTACGGCATTGATGATGAGGATCCTTGGGACGATGAGAAGTCCTTGATCAAGGCTAACCCCAACTGGGGCGTCTCTGTGAGACCTGAGATGATCACCTCGCTCTTGCAGAAGGCGAAGGCTCTACCCTCTTCTATTAACAACTTCAAGACAAAGCATCTGGACGTCTGGTGTGCGGCCGCAA